ATAAAAAAGAAAAAAGAAGAACGCTGTCGTGTAATTGTGACGTCTCTTATGATTCAGTTAAGTCAAGGACAGCTCAATAATGTTTGAACCTAAATGGAAATCACTACTCGCTAATACTATAACGCCTCTTTTTACTCCCCAACAGTGTCAGGATATTATTAACAGGGGCCATCAACAAAAAAGGCAGGAGGCGAGAGTAGGACATAAAGATGGCAAAGACGGAAAGTATGATACTAAAATGAGAATCACAACCATCAGCTGGATTCCTTTTTCAGCAATGCCGGAGATGTATAAAATAATTGAGCGCAGCATGCTCCAAGCAAACAGAAATCATTTTGGTTATGAAGGTATGAAACTCACAGAGCCAGCACAATTCACCGAATACCCTAAAGGAGGATTCTATGATTGGCATATGGATGCCGAGATCAGTGGTCAGTATGAACCGCCGGTTCGAAAAATCTCCATGACGATTTTACTTTCAAATCAATCAGAATTTGAAGGAGGAGACTTGGAGTTTATGGCTGAAGGTAATAAACCTCCCCAGCTTCTACAAGGGCAAGCGATTTATTTTTGTAGTATGCTTCGTCACCGTGTCGCTAAAGTCAAGAAAGGGATGAGACGATCTTTGGTGATGTGGTTTGGAGGACCTCCATTTAAATGAACCGTGAAATTCTGTTCCCGACTCCTGTCTATTTTAAAATGGTTCAGGATCCTAAAAAACTAAATAAGTATTTATTCCCCCTCATTAAAGCCTGGAGTAAAAAAGATAAAGGTGAAACAAAAACGAATGCCGGCGGCGGCTGGCACAGCCCCACCGATATGAATTTTAAAGAAGAATATAAACCTTTGACCGATGAACTTTTTACGATGCAGGAGGAAATTTTTAAAGATTATGGTATGGAACCTAAGCCGGGCTTAGGGAATATGTGGGCCAATATTAATTATCCCGGGTCCTATAACAAGCAACACATACATCCTAATTCTCAATGGTCGGGTGTTTATTATGTGAAAGTTCCTAAGAATTCTGGTAGTTTATTTGTGGAAGACCCAAGACCTGGCCCCAATATTATGATGCCTCGACGTGTGGAGGGAATACCCAGAGCCTTATGGCGCGTAGTGATCTATCCTGCGATCGAAGGACAAATGATTATGTTTCCGGCATGGGTGCCCCATGGGGTGCAAGTCAATGAATCCAAAGAAAAAGGAGAAAAGGGCTGGCGCGTATCCGTTTCTTTCAATTTTATTCAAATCAATAAAGAAGACAATATAAAATGAGTTTTAAAACAAAAAAATATCAAGTCATACGAGGAGCCCTTTCCAAGGAGCTGGCGAACTTTATTTTTAATTATATGATGCTGCAACGAGATGCTGTGGATCATTTGAACAAAGAGCAAAGAGTAAACCCTGCTAATCCTTTCATAGGTAATCGAATAGATTGGCAAGTACCTGGAGCTTATTCTAAATATGCCGACTGGGTCATGGAGACTTTATTAATGTTTATGATTCCCATTATGAAAGAAAAAACAGGAATGGATCTGGTTCCAACGTACTCGTACACCCGACTCTATGAAAAAGGAAATATTTTAAGACGACACAAAGACCGACCCAGCTGTGAAATCTCTACGACCTTACATCTAGGAGGAGATCCTTGGCCTATCTTTTTAGATCCATCAGGAGGCGACTTTGTCATTGATGAATTTGCACAGACTATTAAACCAGGAGCTCCCAACGGAGTGCGAGTCGATTTAAAAATAGGAGACATGCTTATTTATTCTGGGTGTGAACTCGAGCACTGGCGAGAACCTTTTCAAGGCACTGTATGTTCTCAAGTCTTTCTACATTACAACCATGCCAACGGTCCTTTTGCCAAGACTAATCTGTATGATAAACGGCCCATGTTAGGCATTCCTAAGTAGTTGATTCCTGCTAAAATGTAGTATATTCGTAATAGAAACGGATTTCTATGTTACAAAAGATAGGCTTTCTACCAGGATTTAATAAACAAGTCACACCAACCACGGCCGAAGGGCAATGGATTGCTGGTGACAATGTGCGTTTCAGATACTCCACTCCTGAAAAAATAGGGGGCTGGGCTGAACTGGGAGAAAGTTATTTAACTGGCGCTGCACGAGCTGTCCATCATTTTGTCGATAATACCGGCATTAAATTTGCTGCCATTGGAACCAATCGAATTCTTTATGTTTATTCAGGAGGAATTTTTTATGACATTCATCCTATTAAAACAACAACCACTTTAACTAACGCTTTCACTACAACAAATGACTCCACATCTGTTACCATTACCTTTGGCTCAGCTCATGGAATAAGTGCAGGGGATATTATTTATCTCGATAGTTTTACAGCTATTACCAATTCAGACTATGATTCAGACGATTTTGATGATGTTAAATTTATGGTCACCACCGTTCCTACTACTACAACTCTTACCATTACTATGGATTCAGCGGAAGCAGGATCTGGAGCCACAACGTCTGGAGGTATTCGAGTTCAATATTATTACCCTGTTGGCCCGGCTCAACAACTCGGAGCTTATGGCTGGGGAATTGGTCAATGGAGTGGTACGGTTTCAGGAGAAGTCTCTACGACTTTGGATGGAGCTATTACCGATGCCGCAGCAACAAGCGGTATTACTTTAGCCGACTCAAGCGAGTTTCCTTCTTCAGGAACATCTTATGTTCAAATTGGAACAGAAGAAATTTCCTACACAGGTATTAGCAGTGATGTATTAACCGGTGTAGCCCGGGGTGTTCGAAATACGACGGCTGCTACACACTTGGATGGTGCAACAGTTACCAATACCACCGACTATGTTGGATGGGGTGAAGCAGCTTCAGGAGATAAAGTTTTTGATCCGGGGATGTGGAGTCTGGACAATTATGGAACTATACTCGTCGCTTTAATTTTTAATGGACCTTGTTTTCAATGGGATTCAACAGCAACATCAGCAACGTCAACACGAGCAACCATTATTTCAGGAGCGCCAACCGCTTCAAGAGACATGCTAGTTTCTACACCCGATCGGCACTTAGTGTTCTTCGGAACAGAAACCACGATTGGTGACACCACAACTCAAGACGATATGTTTATACGATTTTCTTCTCAGGAAGATATTACCGATTATACACCCACAGCCATTAACACTGCTGGCACGCAAAGATTCGCCGATGGTTCTAAGATCATGGGAAGCTTAAGAGGTCGTGATGCAATTTATATCTGGACCGACACCGCCATGTTTACCATGCGTTTTGTTGGTGCTCCGTTTACCTTCGCCTACGAGCAAGTCGGAACCAACTGTGGTTTGATTGGCAAGAATGCCAGGGTAGAAGTGGATGGCGCAGGCTACTGGATGTCGGACAATGGCTTCTTTAGATATACCGGTCAACTTGAATCCATGGACTGTTTGGTCGAAGACTATGTGTATGATGATATCAACACAACTTCCAACCAACTTATTAATTGTGGCTTGAATAATCTTTTTGGAGAAGTGATCTGGTTTTATTGTACTGAGAGTTCGAATGTCATTAATCGAATGGTATCTTATAACTATATTGATTCTTCTTCCCAACGCGGCATATGGACAACAGGAAGTTTAAATAGAACAGCGTGGGAAGATTCAGCCGTCTTTGGAAAACCTCATGCGACGCATTATGATGCGGATACCGATACGTCTTTTGATGTGACGGGGAACACCGATGGAATTACTACCTATTATGAACAAGAAAAAGGAAACAACCAGGTTAAACGGGGTGTGAGTACAGCAATCACAGCCAACATTGAGTCGGGAGATTTTGATATTACGCAGGATAAAAAACAAGGAATTACCTTTAGAGGGGATGGTGAATACTTTATGTCGATCCGAAGATTTATCCCTGACTTCTTGACGCAGACCGGAACGACCCGTATAACATTATATTTAAGAGACTATCCAAATTCGGCTCAAGCAAGTTCAACCTTGGGCCCTTTTGATATTACTTCGAGTACCACGAAACAAGATACACGGGCTCGAGCTCGATCGGTGGCATTGAAAGTGGAGAACACAGCCGTCGATCAAAATTGGAAACTAGGAACGTTTAGATTAGACGTTCAGGAAAGTGGAAGAAGATAATGGGATTAATTACAAAAGGAATGGGTGCGATCCTCAAGCACGCTAAAAAAGCAAAGGTTAAAAAAGCAAAGCTTAAAACTGTACATAAAATAAAACCAGATCTATACATCAAGCAGTTTAAAAAATCTAAGAAACATAGTTTGGGAGAAAAATTTGGTGTATGGTCTAATCGAGCAGCTGGAAAAACAATTACTCAAGCAGCCTCAGGCATAACGGTTAAATTTAAAAAATCAGGGATGCCCTATATTCCCAAGGGAGAAAAACCTAGTAAACTAACCAAAGCAAAAGGTTGGGCTAAAATCACGGCTCCGGGGTTAACAGCAGTTGGTGTGGAAAAGTATCATAAAGGCAAGAAAAAATAATGCCCTTTCAATCAGAAAAACAAAGACGATATTTATGGGCCAACGAGCCAGAGATTGCTCGTGACTGGACCAATACCTATGGTAGTCGAATCCGTAAAGATAATGGAGGAGTAGCTATTCAAGGAGGCGGTCCAAATTATTTAGGCAAACAGCCGGAAGTAACTGCTCCTAAATATTGGCAATCATCTCCGGACCATGCTCCGGCAGAACTTGCTTACATTACACCAGAAGAACGAGATACTTTAATTAATTTAGATATTTATGGTTCATTAAATGGACAACCAAACCGTGGACCTTCTGGTATCATGAGTCTTGAAGGTGATCTTGGGGGGTATGATGCTTCTCCAGGGGGAGCCGACAGCCCAGGGGGAGGTGCAGGTGGAGGTGATCAGGAAGCACAAAACATAGCTGTTCAAAATGCGGCACGAACTAAGGCAGTCTTAACAGGAAAAATTCAAAAAAATCCTACTACAGGAAACTGGGAACCAGGGAGAAATTTAGGTAGAGGCGAAAATGTAATGGGTCTGGGTCTGGGTTTAGGTCAAGGACCTAAGATAGGAGGAGGAATAGGCGGTGGCATGAAGAATTTTTTAGGAAACTGGGGTTCAGGAGTAGCTGGTTCTAAAATAGGAGGAGGTTTAGGTTCGATGTTATTTGGACCCTGGGGAATGCTTTTAGGATCTATCTTTGGACAAGGAGTGGGACGAAGAGCTTATAAAGCAAGTCAAACCGATAAAAAAGAAACACTAAGGGATATTATGTTGGGACAGAATACTTTGCTCTCGAATGTACTTAATAAAAAGAAAACTCCGACTCCTACAGATGAAGGATTAGGGGGTATTAAAAATAAATTTGTTGATGATTATAATTATGAGCCATCAGAAAAAATGTATTTTAATGAACAACAAACTTCTATGCCTAAAAATCTAGGTGCAGATATCTCGGAATTAGAAAATTGGATGAGTGAAAACCCTCAATTTGTTGAACAAAAGCATATGAATTATATGCAGGCTTTAAAAAACGCACAACACAATAAAGCCTTAGAAGGAGATCCCAATCGTCCGGGACTTCGACTCAGTCAATTATGGGAGTAGTATGGCAAAGATAGTACAGATATTAACAAGAGCTGGATTAGAATATGATCCAACAGTAGCTAACTCACTTGTTAGAAACTTGGATGGTGTCGTCCAGAAACTGAACACCACGTT